GAATATCATACCGCTGTCCTACGGTTCGACCTTGACACCGCTGAACATGAAATTGTCCGACAGCCAGTATCTGGAGGTCAAACAGTACTCAGCTATACAGATCGCCTCCGCCTTCGGCATAAAGCCCACGCAGATAGGCGACTATACAAAATCCAGCTATGCAAGTGCAGAGGCACAGCAGCTGGACTTTTATATCTCCACAATGCTGTTCAGCATAAAGCAGTACGAGGAAGAACTGACCGAGAAACTGCTGACCGATACGGACAGGCGAAACGGTCTGCACTTTAAGTTCAACGTGTCGGTGGTGCTGAGGGCAGACCAGGAAACGCAAATGAGAACGCTGACGTCGGCTGTGACCAACGGGGTATACACTCCCAACGAGGCAAGGCGACTGCTTGATCTTCCTGACAGGGAGGGCGGCGACCAGCTATACGTCAACGGCAATGTTATCCCGCTGAGCAAGGCGGGTATACAGTATATGAGCGGAGGAGGTGAGAATGATGGAGCTTAACACCATAATCAAAGCAGGCAGACTTGGCAGCAATACCGTTACTGAGGAAGATATGAAAGCTATCAACAGCTTTGCGCTGAAGGAGCTGACAGCGGACGACGTTTTCACTTTTAAGATCAAGGCGGCTGACAACTCCACCGACGACCGCAACCTGGAACCTTTCACACTGAACGCTCTTAGGCAGCTCAAAAAGCTGTATGTGGGCAGAACGGTCGGAAAGGACCACAAGGTCAGCGCAGATGTGCAGTGTGCAAGGATATACGCCACAGATTTGACCGAAAGCGAGAAGACCAACGGAGTTAACGGCGAGAAGGTCTACGACCTGGTATGCAAGTGCTATATGGCACGAACCGCTGAGAATGCAGGCCTCATCTCTGAAATAGAGGCAGGTATCAAGCGTGAGGTGAGCACCTCGTGTCGTGTGAGCAAGGCGCTTTGCAGTATATGCGGTACAGATCTGACAGAAAAGTACTGCCGTCATCTCCCCGGGGAGACTTACAACGGCAAGATCTGCTATCGTGTGCTGGACGAGGTAAAGGACGCTTATGAGCTCAGCTTTGTGGCAGTACCCGCACAGCCTCAGGCAGGCACGTTTAAGGGGCTTGCTACAAAGGGTGAGGAATTACCCGCCGAGGATAACAAAACGCCTGAGAATGAAGCTGTGTGCGCTCAGCACAAGCTTGCTTATGCTATAGCTCAGGCGGAAATATTTATGATTACAGAAAGCGAGGAAAAAAGACCATGAATGAACAGATGAAGAACCTGCTGGCAAGAATGGCAAGTGTTATGGCGCTTGCCAAGGACTACATGGAGGGCGAAAACAAGGATATCGAAAAGGCAAACGAGAAGATGGACGAGTACAACACACTCAAGGCTGAGTACGATACTCAGAAGCGTATCTATGAGGCAGACAAGGCAGAAGCTGCTGAGAAGGCCGACAAGCAGATAGCAGACAGAAATACCAAGAAGCAGGAAGCCGATGCCGTAAAGAAGTTTGCAGATGCAGCAAGAGCAGGCTTCCCCAGAAACCAGACCCAGAAGGATATGAGCGAGGGTACCGACGCCGACGGCGGCTACACCGTGCCCGAGGATATCGTTACCCGTATCGAGCACCTGAGAGATGCCAAGTACTCTCTCAGACAGGACGTAACCGTTATCTTCGTGAAAACTAAGTCGGGCAGACGTACTATCAAGCAGAGATCTCAGCAAACAGGCTTCACAAGCGTTGCTGAGGCAGGCAAGATCGGTAAGAAGAACACGCCTCAGTATACAGTCCTCAACTATGACGTGGAAAAGTATGCAGGCTACTTCGCAGTTACCGATGAACTGCTGGAGGACAGCGATGCGAACATCACCGCAGAGCTGACAGCATGGATAGCCGATGAGGCAAGAGTGACAGATAACAAGCTGATACTGGCTGAGATCGCAGCAGAGTGGAGCACCCTCACCGACTTTAAGGATATCAAGGGTATCAAGACAGCACTGAACAAGACCCTCGGACAGGCATTCAAACCTACCAGCGTTATTTATACCAACGACGACGGCCTGAACTGGCTGGACAACCTTGACGATGGCGTGGGCAGACCTCTGCTCAATCCCGACCCCACAGCACCTGCTACACTGAAGCTGCGCTGCGGTGCTACCACAGTGCCTATCCGTGTTATCCCTACCACTGATCTGCCTAACCTGACAGGTGCGGCCAGCGGCAAGACCAGGGTGCCTTTTATCATCGGCGATATGAAGGAGGCTGTCAGCCTGTTTGACCGCAAGCAGATAACCATCAAGTCCAGTGATGTGGCGGCCACTACTGCTATCAACGCTTTTGAGCAGGACATGACCCTTATGAGGGCTATCGAGCGTCTTGACGTTGTCGCAAGGGATACTGCGGCACTGATCAACGGCTATATCGACATCTAAGGAGTGAGTAAGCATGGCAGTAATAACGGCATCCGATTTGCAGGGACATCTGGGCATCGACGTGGTCGATGAGCAGATAACCACCAATCTTGAGCGTGCTGTAAATGCCGCCTGCCGTTGGCTGCCTGCGGCGGTAGGCAACAACTACGAGGAAAGCGACCCCCGTGTGGTAGAGCTTGCGCTGATAACTGCGGCGGACTTCTATGACAACCGTGGGCTCAGCGGCACACCCGGGGCGAATGTCCGCAAGCTGGCAAGAGACCTTGCGATGCAGTTGAGAGTAGAGGGGGCAGAACTGTAATGGCTAAACACGTCTACGACAAACCTGTTGTACTGCAAAAATACGACGATGAGACTGACAGCTATCTGCCCGAACGTCTGCCGACGCTGCACGCACATATCAACACTGCTTACTTTACCACCGAGAAGTACGAGGGCAAGGCTATGCAGGACGATGTGGCAATGGACTTTTATTTCCGCTACTTTCCTGCCCTGCTCAATGCCATCAAAAAGCCTCAGCTGTATCGGCTGATATGGGGCGATGATGCCTACGATATTGTAGGCGGTGATGACTTTCAGCTGCAGCACAAGGAGATACGTCTGAGAGGGGTGATCGCTAATGGCGGACGATAGCGTATATGGTCAGCTGGCAGCGATCTTCGATGACGTGGGCAAGACGTGCAGCAAGGAAAGCAAGAAAGCCCTCCGCAAGCACGCCAATGCGCTGAAACGTAAGATACGGCGAGACTCACCGAAGAAGAAGGGCGACTATGCCAAAGGCTGGGCGGCAAAGACCGAACACGAAAGCGAGTTCGATCTGGCTATGGTGGTAAGGAACACCGCCAAGCCTACGATGCCGCACTTGCTGGAAAACTCCCACATCATAAGGGTGCGCAAAGGCAAGAAAGGCGGCTATGCCATAGTCTCCAGCGGTAAAAGGCAGCGGACAGAAGCCCGACCGCACATCATGAAGAACGCAGAGGAAGAGATACAGGCTTTTTATGACGAACTGAAAGGGGGCGGCGTATGAGTTTTCAAAACTGCAAAGAATTGCAGGACTTTATCAAGTCCGGTACAGGTCTGAGGGCGGTATTTGTGGACAGTTGGGAAGGCACTATACAGCCGCCTTACATCGTCGTCAGCAAGATAAAGACAGAAACGCTGAAAGCAGACGATAAGAACTATGCAAAAGAAAACCGCTACTATGTATCTCTTTTTGTAAGAAAGACCGATACTGAGACTCCCGAACAGCTGGAAGAGCTGTTCGACAGCAATGAAATTATCTACGACACCGAGGTCTACTGGCTCAACGACCTGAGGCTGGAGTGTCACGAGTTTGAAGTTTAAAGACAGGAGTGATATTATTTATGGCTAAGCACGATAACAACCTGATAAAGTATGGTATCAAGAATATCAGGATCTTTCCTATCACCGGCATTGATCTGAGCAAGACTGATGGATCTGCATATACATACAGTACACCTTTTGCGCTTCCCGGTGCGCAGACACTCAATCTGCCGTCAAACTGGGCAAGTAACACTGTATTCGCTGACGACGGTCCCTACGCTGAGCAGAAAGCAAATCTGGGATACGAAGGTTCTCAGACACACGTTATGCTGACAGAGCAGTTTGAGGAAGAAATTCTTGGCGACGTTAACGGCCAGGAAAACGCAGACGTTATCCCGAAGGATTACGGCATGGCGTTTGAGTTCAGCGGTGACAAGAACAAGGGCAGATGCTTCTTGTATCATGTCAGCCTGACAAAGCGCCCGGACATCATACATAACACCAAGAGCAACAGTCTGAGCGTAGACAGCGACACCATGAACATCATCGCCAAGCCTCGTCTTGACACCCATGATGTCAAAGTCAAGGTATACCCCGGTGATGAGCTGTATGATACTATCCTTACTACTCCCCCCAACCCCGTTGAGAGAGCAAAGGAGGAAGCAGATCCCGATCCTGAGCCCTAAGGAGGTAGAGCAGTATGACTATACTTGACGCATTAAAGCACCTTGCTGAGGCTATGGGTGCAGACGCTTCCGAAGCGGGCAATATCGCCGAGGCTATCGAGGTGATAGCAAAGGCTAAGGAGCAGGAGGGCGGTGAGCCCTGATGCCCCGATACTATACGGGATTTCGGAATTTTTTGTACAAGGTGGGCAGCGGCGAGTTAAAGCCACTCTACGGCGCACAAAAAATATCTTTTAAGCAGCAGACAGTGCCCCGCTCCCTGACCGTAAGAGTGGGGGCGGGAGCGCTGAACTATAGCGAGAACATCGAGGCAGGAAAGCTCGCAGACCTGGATATAGTACAGCTGCCTGTGTCTTTCCTGGTAGACGTTCTCGGGTATACTCTTACAGCCGGGAACGTACTTGTAGAAAATGCACAGTATAAACCTGTGCATTTTTCGCTGTTCTATGAACAGCAGACCGACACCGAGCCTGTGCGCACACAGGTCTTTGACGTGTGCTGTGTACGGCCTGATTTTGATGTGACGACCATGACAAACAGGCCGTCGGTAGACATCAAAAAATTAAAGCTGATAATAAATGCAGATGTGCGCAGTACGTCTGCAAACCTCAGGACTATAAGCCGTGAGGACAATGCAGAACTTTTTGACACTTGGTTCGGGGAGGCGAGTACATCATGACGGGCAGCGTAAAACTAGGGCGTGATAAAGTACAGCTCAAAGCCTCTGCGGGTGTGCTGGTGCTGTACAAGTCGCAGTTCGGCTGTGACTACATCGAGGACAGCAAAGCCATTCTTGACGACGATAAAAAACTGGACATAGAGCAGTATATCCAGACAGGCTATCGCTTGCTGTGGTGTATGGCAAAGATGGCTGACCCTGATATACTTCCACCCGATGAATGGGCGGAGAGCCTGGGAGAGTTTGACCTTGAAGAACCCCTGAAAAAGGCGCAAAAGCTGTATTCGGAAAGTCTGAACTTTGCACAAAAGATACAGAACGCCACCGAGGACAGCGAGGAGCTGACGGCGGAAAAGCTGATAGCCTACTCTGCACTGTGTGGCATGACCATTGCAGATCTTGACCGTCTGCCCCTGCCTATGGTGCTGGAAAGTATATATGAGTATGTGCGCCTGAAATATGGCGAGGGTGAGGAACGTGCAGCGACGCAGGCAGACTATGATAACTTTTAGGCAGAGCAAAGCCCTCACAACTGCGGGGGCTTTGTGTTATTCGAGCTTATCACGGAGGTGTTCCATGATCGAAATATTAGCTTGCCTCGACACCCTCGAACACAGTTTGAGTGGGCTACTAGACGACTAGCATTTGCGACCGACATATATGTCGGCGACAGGTACTTTTCTTATACTCAAAAGCAGAAAGGAACTGATGAAAATGAGAGAATTAAGCACGATACAGAAACGCGAGAAGCTGAACACCGTCTATGCTGTTGACGAAGCAGGTGCCGGCGGCGCTAGTCACGAATACTTGGTGTTACTGCCTACGGACGAACCCGATGTAGCAATACCTGTTGAGATAGCTTTCCAGAACGGTCCGAGGAAAGACCCGAAGAGCATTCCGGGTGTACTTGACACTGACCTGTTAGAGATCGTCCGTGACAGGCTCAAAGGCTTCCAGAGCGGCGAATTTTCCTGCCGTGAAAATGCCTGCGCCCTCACTCACATAGAAGAAGCA